AAAGTATGCAGATTTAAGAAAAAGTTACCGATAGGGCAATTTTGTTACAAATTGTAGGTAGATATTAATAAGTACCGCCATTATGTTACACAAAATTCCTAGTACCAGCTTTATCAATAATTAGGGCTTGTCTACGAGGCTGGTCAGAAGCACCGTTAGGAACGCTTATATGCGTCCAAGAGCCGAATTCTTCGATGATTTGGTCAAAGGGTATGTCCGAAGCCAAACACGCCTCTACGACCTGTTTAGGGGTCATTCCGGGGACTCTGATATCAGCAGCACAACCTATCCTATGTTGGCTAGTGTCCTTACTACCGACAGAGTCATTGACTGGTTTAGAACGAAAGCCTGAATTAATCATGATAGGCTTACCTAGTAAAGACCTAACTTGCTCAAGCAAGGCTGCCAATCGAGTTAGATTAGCAACCTCTGTAGCGTTAGGAGTATTATCTAGGTTCTTACGCTCTGCTACTTCAGAGTGCGTAAGTTCTTCTAAAGTAAAGTTATTGCTTAGGTTCATCTTTCTTCGCTTTCATCTCAATAATCTTTTCTGCAGTTCTTCCGCCAAAGTAGGCTAAGAATACAATCTGTCCCCATTGACCTAACAATTGGACATAGTTCTGATTAGCATCGTATCCAAAGGCAGACATCATGGCGAATAAGAAGTAAGCACCAAAGATAGCAATTAAAGCTAACGGTCTAATATTCTTAGACAACCAGCTATCACTAGCCATATCCGCTTCCCAGCGTTTAGTAATCTCTTGAGCTTCAGCGATGTCTGCTTGTATCTTAGCAAGCTCGCCTTCTTGTTGTAACTTTAATAACTCTACCTGTGCCTTTGCCTTAGCTTCAGGATCAGGAATTAATTTGTCAATTAGTTTAGCACCGACATCTAGAATAGCAGTTAATGGAAACATTATTTACCCTTTATGACCCCAAGTAAGATAGTAAGCAATGACCGCAGCCAATGCATAGCACATGAACATTGCTCGACGAACCTTTGCCAAATCTTGTTTAAACTCTCTAGTAAGTTCATTGTCCTGTTTCTCTATCTTTTGTTTAATTGATTCGATCTCATTCCAGCGTTTAGATCCGTGTTTCTGAATAAAATCAGCCTTGACTTTAGCTTCTTCAATTCGGATGGATTCTTGGCGTTGCCATTCCATCATTGCTCGTTTGAAATACTGCTCTTTAAAAACCTGTGCTTCTCGTATCTGCCTCTTACGCTCTAAGTCTTTCTGCTGCGCTACTGCTGCAGCGTCCTTCTGTACATCGACAATACTCTTAGTAATGGACTTACTAGCCTCTCGACTAGCATCCATACTACTGGTTACGGATTTTGCTCCTTCGATAAAACCAAATTGGTCGGACATGGCTCATATTCTTAATTATTGTTGATTTAAATATGTTATTCAACTTCTGCTTGCTGTCCACGCAGATTAGACAAACCAACTCCAAATAATCCGGGATTCTGCTTTAATGCGTCTTGAACTGCTAAACGCAATTTACTCGGTTCTTTCATTAGTGCTTGAGCAGCTTTATAGCTTATTCCCGATGCTACGAGAATTGGAACTGCAATCGCTGGTGAAAAGAAACCTAAGGCACCTAAGCCGGCTAATTTACCAGCAATCATTACATTACGGAATTTAGCAGCTTCGTCTGTTGTATCTCCGACAACATTCAATGCACGAGTAGCGGTCTGCTGTAGCGGAGCAGTTCCCATTGCAGCCTCAATATCGCCGCCTTGTTTAGCGGCAGCCCTAGCTAATTCAGCAGGACTAAAGGTTCCTTGAGCGCCAGAGATTTCAGCAACATTCTTATTAACTGCTTCCATGACACGAGAGCGTTGCATATAAGCTAAGTTAGCCTGAGCAATGCTTCCGTCTTTGTCGTTACGAATGATTAGATTTTTAATTGCTTTGTAAGCATCATCGTAGCCTTGACGCAGAATCTCTGCGGTTGTATCTGTGGCTTTAATCGAATCAATCTTTGTTCTAAAGATTTCTTCCATGCGTTTTAAATCTTGAGCAGAGAATTCACCATCTTTGATTCTTCCTGCAATATTAGCTTTTAGAAAGTTCTGAAATGATTTAACTTGTTTAGGATCTCCAAGCTCATTACGCAAAGTAGTTTGAACTTCACCTAAACTCTTTGTAAACTGCTCATCCGGAGCAACTTGACCTATTTTATCAAGAGCATCGTCGTAATACTTAGTTAATCTATTTTGAATATACCCAAATATTTGCTGACCGTTCTTTAGATTTGTTGGTAGTTTATCATCAATAATAGCAAGAACTTCATTACCGACAGATTTAGTAAAACCAAGATTGATCTTATCTTTGTCAATACGCATCGTTGGAATGTCTAGTTTCTCAATCTGACGAAACAAAGCACCGCCCATTCCTTCGTATGCTTGTCCGGGTGTAACAGGAACACCTGATTCAATCAGTTCACGAGTGCCTGCTTTTAGTGTCGGTGTTAATGCACTTGCTAAAGCAGAAGCACCTCGACCAATAATAGCACCTAGTCCTAGTTGCTCTACTTTACCAGCTAGTATCTGTTCTGTTGTAAGGTTCTCACCAATAACAGGTTGTGTAGCAGCTCCAATAGCTCCGCCTAATGCTCCTCGTGCAGCAACTGATCCAGCAGCGCCTCCGACAGGGATTAAACGATTTACAGGATTGACAATAGAACCAATTAGTTCTGGAACATCAAATCCTTCTCCACCGAGATTTGTACGAGCTTCTTGATATCGTCTTTGAATATCCTCAACCGCAGGTCTTGCTGCTGGAATTAACTGAGCCGCAGCCAGTGCTGGATTGATAATACCTTTACCGACTCCAAGAGTAGTACGTCCTATTAACTTTTCTGTTTCACTAGGATCAGCTCCGCTAAAACCAACATCCTCTGGCGTAGCTGGAGCCATTTGCTCTGCAGTATATTCTACAGGAGCAGCTCTGAGAGGAGCAGTTGCTGATGTTCGCATATTTGACGCAATTGCTGCTAATCGACGAGCGTCTTGAACATTTCCTGCAGCATCGGCAGCCCGAAGAGCTGTTAATACTTGTTCGTATGTAGCCATGTTATCCTTACTTAGCTGTTGGTTGTAAGTATCTGTTTATCAATGCATCGTCTTCTGATGACATCGTGCCAGCAGCGCCTTGTTTCTTTTCCGTTCTTGGACGAACAGCAGGTCCGGGATCTTCTCCTTTAACCGCTTTAGACCAACGACCATAATAGAACTTAATGTCTTCTAAATTACGACGTAATGTATCAGGAGATTGACCACGATCAAGAGAAGCAATAGATGCTTGTAATGCTTCCAATTCTTTAACAGCAACCTGACCTAAAGCACCGCCAGTCTTTGATGCATCACGCATCTGTTGTAGACGATCAAAACCTAAGTTTGCCTTAATTGTTTTAAGAGCTTCTTCTAAGTTACGACCATCTGTTCCGGGAATGTTTAATGCACCAGCAACACCTGCGGTTGTAATGCCGACTAATGGAATGGCTTCATCTACGGTGTTAATAATCCGATCCGCAGAAGCAGTAGCAGCAGCTACTTTACCTTTTTCTCCTTCAGCTTTCTCGTAGTTCTTTAAATCTAACAATGTTTGTTTTTGCTCTAATGCAGCTTTCTTAGCAGAAGAAGCCTCTAATGCACGAATTACAACATTAGGATCACCGTATTTACGGAATACAGTTAAAATCTGCTCATCGGTTGCTGTTGCTGGTAAAGCATTTAACTCAGCACGTAGTTTGTCATCTTGCACAATCTTACGCTCAGCGGTTTTCATGTCTAGTTCGGTTTTACCAATATCTAATCGAGTCTTTTCTGCAGTTAAAGATTGTTGTTGACGACGAGCAGCCTCTGCAGCAGCCTGTGTAGCCACACGAGGATCAATCTTAGCAGCAGCACTGGCGTATTGTTGTAGACCTTCAGGACTGGTTAAATCAAACTGTCCTGCTAATTGACGCAGTGCGGTAGCACGATTAAGTTGCTCATCACCGCCAAGTAATTGACCTGCTCCACGAGCAATACCAGCACCGCTTTGATATAGAGCCATGTTTGCTCGTTCAAACGGATCTAGTTGTGCAAATTTATATGCTTGTGCAAAATCAGTAGCTGCTCTCTGCTGTTGCAGCGCAGCAGGATCAATACCAAATAAACTATTTACGATGTCAGCCATCTTAATCTCTCCAAGTTAAACTGCCTTCACTGCCACCAGCTCCGCCAAAACCGCCACCACCGCCGCCACCAAATAAGCCAGCTAAACTACCTAAACTCCCGCCGCCAGCGCCACTTAGGAATGACCCGAATGGGCTATAAGAATTTGCTTTAAACTGACTTGCTGCAGCTTGATTCATTCCAGTTTGATACATCTGAGCTGCTGGAGCATTTGCACCAGATTGTAAACGAGCCAACTCTTGACTGAGCATAAACGGTTGTTGTCCTAGTCCTTCTACAGTGCTTGCTAAACCAAGTTGAGACTGTAGTGGTCCTAAGTACGCCGATTGTAGTTCAGGAATTTGACCTAAGAACTGACCCGCAGTTCCAAACAATCCTGTTCCGAGTGCCAAGTCCTGAGCAAATCGTTGACGAGCCACATCTTCACCAGCTAAGCCAGTTGCAATTGCTTCACGACCAAAGCCAAGGCTTGCTTGTAAGTTACCCAACGATCTTTGACGAGCAATATCTTCAGCTTGTTGCTGAGTTGTCAATGCTGTTCCGCCTAACTGAGTACCTAGAGCAATGTCTTGCGCTCTACGCTGACGGGCTACATCAGTAGATTGTGCTGCTAAAGCTGCATCTTGCTGAGCAATAGCATTATAATATGCTTGTAACTCAGGCGATGCTGGAGCGCCGCCAGTTCCTGTTTGTACTCCTAAACCGCCACGACCAGTACCGAATAAACGACCACGAGTTTGTGATAGCTGTGCTTGACGAGAAGGCTGAAGTAGTGCTTGTTGTTGATTGAAATAATCTTGAGCAGCTTGCTGTGTATCATACGTTGTTGGTAATACTTGACTAGAGATACCACGAAGCTGATTAGCGTAAGCCATTGCTTCTGGAGAAGCTGCCATGCTAAAGTCCGTAGGGGCTAATCCTGTAGCAGCTTGTTGATAGCGTTGTTGGAGCGCCAACGCTTCAGGAGATGCTGTTCTACTAATGTCCGTAGGAAGTAGTTGACCACCAAGACCAAAAAGACCTTGAGCAGCAGACGATAATGGGGCTAATCGACCGCCAATATCATAGTCATACTGTCCTGCGCCGCTTAGTAGACGATCACGAATAGCCTGTAACTGCGGATTTAGCGAATATCCCGCATCCGTGACTTGTCCTAAATTATTCACATCAAAGCGAGAAGAACCAAATCCGGTAGTAATACCGATTGGTCTAAACTGAGCCATTTGAGACGCTCGTTCTGCAGCTTCTCGCTGTGATTGTGCTGCAGCTGACGCAGCTCCCGATGCTCTACCGCCGGAGATAACTCCGCCGATTCCGCCTACGATTCCACTAACTACTCCACCCATTTTAGTCGCTCCAATAATAAATGTAGACTATGTTACCTTTTAAACTGACTACTTGTCCAAACAGTTTAAAACCTAACGCTGCGATAAACTTTAAATAACCAGTTGTCTCGTGTTCTTTGCAGCAATATAACGGACCACCGTGTAACTCTGTAAAACTATTCCAATCTTTCTTTAACTCTTTAAATACTTTTGGACTCCAGCTATGCACATCGCAGTGCATGAATGGTAGACCTTCGTGTTCTTCAATATAAAACTTATAATCCGGTCTAGTAATGACAGGAATCTTAACCATTACAAACGCATGATGTACGCAAGAGCGTAATATGGAGGTAAATTAGCGTTAGTAGCACTAGATCCTGCTGATCCAGAAGTACCTGTAACTGTTACAGTATGTGTATGATCTCCAGATACAGCAGAGGTAGTTCCACTATAAGTATGCGTATGATTTGCAGACATACCGCTTGTTGTAAAAGTATGGTTGTGTGAACCAGCATTTGTTGTACCAAAATCAGCTCCATCTGCTTTTGATGATAAACCAGCTACTCCAGTTATACCCCCACCAGTTCCTCCGTCTACTGCGTCTATTACATGGTTATGCTCACCTGCAGTTGAAGTAGTTCCTGTGTGAGTATGGTCTGCACTCGGATCACTTGTAGTTCCGCTAAAAGTATGCGTGTGTCCTGCACTCTGTCCACTTGTAGTTCCTGAAGCAGATAAGCTATGTGTGTGGGAAACAACAATAGCATCTGCAGAACCGCCAGTCGCTGCTACAGCGTAAGTGCTGCCAGCACCAACAACAAACCGATTGCGTAGATCTGGTGTTCCGCTAGAACCGTCACACAATGCCCATCCCGATGGAATCGTAGCAACAGATCCAGACCATAATAAGATAACACCAGACGGAATCGCTGCTTGTACAAATGCAGTCGTAGCTACTTGTGTTGTGTTTGTACCGTATGATGCTGTAGGAGCTGTAGGAGTTCCTGTTAGAGCAGGACTATTTAAGTCTGCCTTAGAAGAAATAGCAGAAGCTATCGCTGTGAACTCTGTATCAATCTCAGCTCCTTTAACAATCTTTCCTGAGTTACCAGTTGGTAAGCTATCTTTAGCTGTGAAATTTGTTGCCTTGACGTAATTTGCCATACGAGTTCCTTAAACTAAAGTTTTTCCTTTTTTAATCCCAACGTCGATTTTCTGTATCGACAAAGGATTTCCGTTGATGTCTGCTTCTAATCCTAATTGCATGACAGTGCCTTGACCGCCAGCATTAATAGAGAAGCGATCTAACACAATACCTGAACTATATTCAGCAATATTGTACTCACCAATGTTATATTCATACACGACAGCCGTATCTAATGTGTACGTTGTGGCTTGATAGCCTTCAGTGTAATCAAAACCCCATTTAACTGCCAAAGACTGATTAGTGCCACCGATCAGAACCCAGCCAATCTTCTTTAGAATCTTTAAAGTTGTTGAAGCGTCAAAGTCAAAATAGTTAGTAAAATATTGCATCCGATAAACTGAACCATTATCACTATGTCCAAAGTATTTAGCAATGTAGCCCGGCTTACCTATCAGTAGGTTTCTATCCTGTGTTACACAGAATGCCTTTGGCTCTAAACTATCCCAAATTGTTACCCGCATTGAATTATCTTGCAATGCAGCTCTTGTGTCGAAACAGTATACAAACTTAGTGGTCGGTAGCGTTAATAAATAAATAGCATCACGCTCAAAATAAATACTCTTAATCTTAGTTAAGTCTGTTTCTGACGCTACTGCCGACATCAGTTCATCACGAACATTCTTAGATATATCACGCATTGGTAACGACTTCTCTTGAATTACTCGCTGTAGACTACGCACTCCTGCGTCCGATAAGAATATAACATCTGTGCCTAAGCTCTGAACTGAATCACGAGCAATACATCCTACGTTAGTAATTACTTCTACTAAGGTTAATGAAGCAGTATCTAAAGGATTAGCATAGATTGCGGTGTTCTTCTTACCAAAGAATATAATATATCCATTATGTGCTGCAGCAGCGACTACTGGATCACCATTAGGTAATACTTCTTCTAAATTAATATAACCAGCAGAACCATCTAAGAAGTCAGAACCTTCTAATAAGTTACTAAAGTAGACAGTCTGTGTATCCCCACTAATACCACCGCACCAAACCCTACCGTAAGCAGATATAACCCAACTAGGCATAAACGATGCTGTATTGTGGTTAGATGGTAGTTTTGCTGCGTCGCCTACTCGTTGGAAACCAAAAGTACCACTATCGTGAGATCCAAAAGGATTACCAGAAACAGGTAACTCATGCCACACTAGCATCGGATGACTAGCTTGTGCTAAATAGACATGAGGCTGAAAGTCGTTTACATCACCGTATGATAGAGCAGCACCTTGCCAGTTGTTAGCTGTAATAGTATATGTTGCATCGCCACTATTAGTCGTATTACGTACTGTCTTAGTAGTCATCGTAGTTGTTCCTACGAATAACTTATTATTACCAGCACTAAGTACATCTGTACCGCCACCCGTAACTACTTCAAAGATAAACTCTACTGGATTGCTCGATGTCAAATCTGCATTGATAGTAGTATTAACAGGAGTCCATCCTCGTCTTGCACCGATACGACCGTACTTGTCAATAACACAGTTCTGAGCTTTTAATGCAAAGCCAGAGGACAGAGTAATACTAGACTCTTGAAGATTGAGTCCGTAAAAGCCCGGTGCTGCAATCGATGAGGTTTGTAGTTGACTAGCCATTATACCCAGTTCCAGACTGTGTCTTCTACGTGACGATTTGCTTCTAAAGCAATTGCGTCGGATAAACTCTGACGATATAATAAATAAGTCTCACCAGATTGTACTCCTCCGTCTTCGCCACGCTCTGCTTGCGCTCTTGCTAATGCGCCTAACACAACTGGTTCAGCAGGAACTTTAATCGTATCAGCATTGACTGCTAACGGATCCTGCGGTTGAATAATGTTAAACTTAATCGAATAAACACCATCTGGAATAGGAAATAAATCAACCTTAGTGTCGTTATTTGAGTCTGTCCCTTTAAAGTTATAATAATAAGGACTACCCTTCTGTGCTGTTGTCAACAAGAATTGCTGATCCATCCATACTTCAGGAGCATTGTTTAGGAACCAGTTGCTGGTATCATTAGCAACATCTACGACTTGAAACCGTTGTCCTGAGTTTGTTAATGTATAGTTGTAAGTATTATCAGATGTAGTAATCGTAATTACAGTAGATAAGGCATTCCAATTGTAAGAATCCTCAACTTGTCGCTTAGAGTCATTGATATACTTAGCAATGAGTTTGACATAAGCACTGTCCGTGACTGCAGAAGCCTCTGGCTCTCGTAAGCGAAGCAGTACATCATTAACCATTGTAATAAAGTTAACTGAAGCCATTCGTTATCCTATCATAGTTTGACAAGTTTGTCAATATAAATCTAGTTGCAATCCCATTTCTTCAATGCCAAGGCTTTGCGGGTAGGTCTGCCCTTTTCATCCTTCATTGGACCTTTAACGCCTCCCATCCTTGCACAGAAGCTCTTACGTCTTCCAGCCGCTTTAGGGGACTTTGCAGCCGCTTTAGCAGAAACTGGTGGTTTGAGGTCAGCTCCTTCAGTTCGCTTGAAATAAGCTCTTCCTTTGGCGTTTAAACCGCCTTTAGGATCCTGATATACCTTCTTAACCATTAGATGTTAGCCTTTAAGTCTACCTGCAAACAAGTGTAAATAGTTTCTAATCCTTCTTTACGGGCATATTGATCCCATTGACGCACTGCCTTTTGACATTGCTCTATCTTATCGAAAGTATCGTTAATCTTCATAAAGTAACATTCACCATTAATACAGAACAACAATACCCCGATAAAAAAACTCATTTCTTACCTTTTTTAGCTGTTTTAGCAGACTCTTTGAAGTCCTGCGCCGAAGGTGCGCCTTTGCTGCCTACCTTACGCATCCTCTCGCCTGATCCAGCCTTAATACGACGGCGTTTAGCGGCGATATTGGCATATAAGCCGGGTTTAGTAGCCACGCATTGCACCCATCTTCTTAGCTGGCTTAGACACTACCTTAGCACCAGTCTTCTTAGCATACGACTTAGCTTGCTTTTTACCCTTTATTGTGTAGGGAAACTTCTTGTCTTTGACCATTGGCATATTATTTCCTTTTCTTAGGTTTAGCTACTTTAGCGGTACTTAAAGCGATTGCTACAGCCTGACGCTGTGGTCTTCCTTCTTTGACCATCTTAGAAATGTTCTTACTGATTGTCTTCTGAGATTTACCTTTAACGAGTGGCATGATTACCTTATAAATAGTTTTGTACGGTACTGCGTTGCTCTAACTCTACTGTAATTACACATCCGGGCTGAGTAGCACCAGATTCAATAAATACTCTAATCTCATCGCCTTCGTCTAAAATCACGTCTGAGCCATCAAACTTTAAGAATTCTTTAGCTCCTAACGGATAATCATATACAATAGGAATCTCGACATCGGCACTCTTGTCATACCACCATGCTCTGAAGTCCTTAGCAGAGGATGTACCATTATAAGCATACAGCAAGCTCCATCTAGCAATGTTTCTAGTTGGTACAGTAAACATTGTTGTGTTGGTATTAGGAGTTAATACTTTACCTACGGAGTGTGGTCTACTCATTTCTTAAACACCAAGTCAGCCATCCAAGTAACAAAGCCACCGAATACTGAGGCAGCTCCCATAATAGCCCACAAAGAGCCTTTAGACCTCTCAGCCATTGCTACGAGTTTTTTGATGTCATACTCCATTGCACTTACTTTGGATTCTAAGTTCTCTACAGCGTGAACTAACTTACCGTACTCTATAGGATCTATGTCAGCCATGATGTTATCGTGTAGTTGTTATTTGTTTAAATACACTCATCGAATGCACTTAAACAAACTCCCTAGCCGAAGCTAAGGAGCTTGAGTTGCCAATATTAGGCGTTTACTGCGAGAACAAAACCAGTCTCAGGACGTAATGTCTTTGTACCGAAGAGGGTATCTGCGGTATAGAGAGTGGAGAGGTACTCTTGCTTGTACTGAACTTGTGAACGAACACCGAGTTGCTCAGCCAAAACCATCGTATCTTTGTGAGCCAAGATAGCTGCTTTGATGTCGCCACCAGAGCTTGCTGTATTCTCAGCATCTGTTTCGATGATTGGAGAATTGCTGGTTACATAGATGTCGATACCATACAACTGACCGATCTGACCGTTGTTTACACCACGACCATCAACGAAATCAGAGCTGTTGTAACGATCAATACCCATGATAGCGGCACGCAATGATGGAGGAACAGCAAAGAAGCGACCATCCATTGGAGTGTCAGCGT